TTAGTTAACTTAGCCATTTTCTTGTCTCCCTGATTGGTTAAACTCCTCATAATATAAATATAGGCTAAGTAAACACATATTACAAGTGTTGTTGTAAATTATTTTTGCCCTAGCTATACTGAGCCTACGCAGAAAGGCGGCTTTTATGACCAACGTAGTAGAATTTCCCAAAAAAGAGCTAGATATTACGGTGTCGCTTGAGAATGAAGAAGAGCGCCTAGAGGATGTAGCAGAGCGCATCCACGCCCTAGCTGAGATATTGGACTTGAACATACAGGGCGCTTACCACGTTATTGATGCGGATGCTGACGAGATAATGATGACTTTGTTGCACTTGGCCGCTGTTTGGTCTGTCAGGGCAGGCATACCGCCAGAGGAATACGAAGAGCTAGTAAGAAGCACTAGATTGGAGATTGTTCACGATGCCCCCTAAAGCTCCCAAAGACCCCCGTTTAGCCAGAGCAGGGGTGTCTAAGTACAACCAGTGCAAGCGCACCCCCAGCCATCCGACCAAAAGCCATATCGTTGTGGCAAAAGAGGGTGACAAGATTAAGACCATCCGCTTTGGTCAGCAGGGAGCAAAAACTGCTGGCGCTCCTAAGCAGGGTGAGAGCATGGCGAAGAAGAAACAGCGGAAGGCGTTTAAAGACCGTCACGCTAAGAATATTGCCAAGGGCAAAATGTCGGCGGCGTATTGGGCTGACAAGTGCAAGTGGTAGCCCTTTATAGCTAAACGTAAATATGTTATTTTGGGTCAGGAGATTGTTATGGCCACTTACCAAAGCACAAAGAAAAGCAAGCGCAAGACAAAACCTCAGCCAGACCGCAGTGTGTTTGGCACTTATGTAGCGCCCATCTTTTCCACTATCGGAAACCAGTTCACTGGCAGAGCCGCCTTGTTCGGCGTTGACAAAAGCAAAACCCAAAGGGGAAGGTATAGCAACTGATGGCACACGGTAAAAATAAATCAGGCGGCAAGACCAAAACAGGCAAATACTGTGGCGGCAAGTAAGCCAAAAGACCCAGCACTTTGGTCTAAGGCAAAAGCGGCGGCAAAGCGTAAGTACAAGGTTTACCCCTCGGCTTACGCTAATGCCTATGCGGCTAAGTGGTATAAGGACAAGGGCGGCAAGTGGGGCGGCTCAGATAACCGTGTAAGGAAAGCGTAATGCCTGCACAGGCTGGTCTAGGCAAATGGTTTGGCGAGAAGTGGGTTGACGTTAAGACGGGCAAGCCATGTGGTCGCAGTAAGGGCGAGAAGCGAGATTACCCTGCCTGCCGTCCTAAAGCTGTTGCAAGCAAGATTAGCAAGAAAGAAGCGTCCAAGAAAACGGGTAGCAAGCGCGTGAATTGGTCAACAACCGCTAGTGGCAAGAAACGGAAGAAAGCATAATGGCGCAAGGTCTGCTAGGTGATTTCCAGCCGCAAGGCGTTGGTTATGGTAACTCTTTGCTAGAAGAACCTGTGCCGTATGACACTAGCACTGGTCTTGGCGCTGTGGCTGAGGTTGTGGGCAACACGTTTTTAGAGCCTGCCTATCGTGCATATTTAGACGTTGGCAACACTATGGGCGATATTATGGCAAACCGCCCGATACCGATGAGCCGCTTGCAAGACGTAGCGCAAAGAGCAACAACAGACCTTACTGCAAGCAGTTTAATCGCGGGGCTACCATCTCGCATGGCGGCGGCTGAAGCTGGTCAGACCATGCTTGGGGCTGGTGGTGGCAATATACCCAAGCCTTCTGCGATAAAAGACCCTATGATTGTTATGCATAATATAAACGAACTGCCCCTGCAAAGAGCCTATGAAAGAGGCGGAATCCCCGTTCCATCATTGGCAATAGCAAAAGCTGACGAACCCTTGTTAGGATTTGGTGAGTTGTCACTAATTGGCGACCCTTCAATGGCAAGGCCGAGCGCGAAAAATCCAGTTTATAAAACTGACGCATACACTGTTCGACAGCCTAGAACAGAAATCATGCCAAACAAAGAATCGGTTTCGTTTTCGGCAAAAAGCTACACAGACCCCATAAAGAAAATGAGGTATATAGACCCCACTGACGTAGCTGAAGATTTATTAAATAAAGACTTTTATGGTGCTGGGTCTGTTGCTTTAAAAGCGGCTTTTCTGAAGGAAAGAGGCTTACTGCCTTCATTGGAAAATTTTAAAGATGAGTATGCCTTTAATAAATTCGTAAGAAACGCGGCGGATGAGCAATACGGGTACAATAATTGGTTTTTAGAGCAATCAGAAAAACTAAAATCTGCTGGCGGTTCAGCTAAAGAAAGAATATTTTTAGGATTCACCCCGTCAGGAAATAGAAGGTACACCAGCGCCACTCTTGCTAATTTGGTCAAAGAGATGAAGGGAAAGGGCGCTGGAGCAGAGGGCATGAAAGGCACTGTTTCATCTTTAAGAGGAACAATAGCTGAAAAATTTAAGACCGAGAAAGAGGTAAAAGAATCTAGAGGGTTGCTCGGAAAAGAAGAGAATTTTGAGGAGCTTCACGCCGATGCTAGTAAAATTTACTATGACGTTTTGGATAGAATAACTCAACAAACTGGCTTTGAAAGAGATGGCGCGGAAGATATCCTTGAGTATATGATTATTGGCGGCGATAGACAGCTTAGAGACTTTGCAGATGAGCCTTCAAAAAAAGTTGACTTCAATACGGCAGAGGACATTGCCGATTTGGCTAAGTTGTTGAGGTCTTTGCCAACGGAGTATTTTGAGGTCAAGCCCCAGCGCGGGGTTGGTCTGGGAGAGTTTAAGGGTGCGATTGTCCCCTCAAATGTCGAGCAGTCAACTTTGGATGCACTTCGTGAGTCTGGCATTACAAATATTAAAAAATATGACACACAAGAGCAGAGGGCTAAGTTAGTGAAGGACTTTGGCGACCAATTCTTTACGTTGCCTTCATCCCCTGTGCCTATGTCTGGGCTTCTTGGCGAAGAGAAAATGTCTGGCGATGAAATGCTCAAAGCTGGAATTATATAAGGAAAAGCAAATGAATTTATGTGAACATTGCCCATACCCGCACCGTTGCAAACCGCAACAGCGGTGTATAGCCTACAAAAAGGGTGGCGTATCTGTTACATTACCAGAGCCTGTATCTCATCCAGTTATGACCAGCAGTGGCATTGGCATGACAGGCAAGACAAAACCCAAGAAAAAGAAGGCGGCTAAGAAATGAATTACGGCAAAGGCAACCCAAGCGCACCACCATCGCGCCCTAGACACGCAAACCCTAATCACCCTATGAACCGTGAGGGCAAGCCAATCGTGAGCAAGATTCCAACACCTATTCGCCGCCCGAAGAAGGTTTACAACGGCGTTACAGGAAACTTCTCAAGCGATAAGTAATGGACGTAGTACGGGTAATGAGAAGGCCGCCCCGCGCCAAGGTGCGTAAGGTAGAAGAGGTGGCAGAAACATACGAGAGATGCTCTGGTTGTGTCTCTCGCAAGATGTGTGACGCGCAGACCAAGTGTTTGCATGGCACTAAGGCAAAGCCAAAGGGAAAGAAAAATGGCCGAAGAAATGGACGAGTATCAGCTTAACAGCATTGTTTCGTCTGAGATACGCGATAGCCTGAACCACTTTGACCAAGAGTTCAGTCAAGAGCGTATTCGCGCTATGGACTTCTACCTTGGCGAACCTATGGGCAATGAAGTCGAGGGGCGCTCCCAAGTGGTCAGCACGGAAGTGTCTGATACAGTTGAGGCTATCATGCCCAACCTTATGCGCGTCTTTACGTCAAACGATAAATATGTGCGCTTCAATGCGAGAACAAGTGAGGATGCTGAACGCGCCGAGCAGATATCCGACTATGTGAATTACGTTATCAACCACGATAATCAGGGCTACAAAGTCCTGTATAACTGGTTCAAGGATGCGTTGCTTTTCCGTCTGGGCGTTGTGAAGTATTACTATGACGAGCAAGAGGACATCCGCGAGGAAGAATACGAAAACCTGAACGAGACTGAGCTAGCCGCCCTTCTTAGCAATCCTGATATGGAAGTTATCGGCGTTATTGAAGAGCAGGCTGAGGGCTATGAAGAGGACATGATGGGCGATATGGTTGCCGTCAATATGTCTTACAGCCTGAAAGTTCGGGTCAAGGAATCTAAGGGCAAGATTAAAATCGAGAACGTGCCGCCAGAGGAGTTCTTGGTAAACCGCCGTGCCACCTCATTAGAGGACGCTCACTTTGTTGCACACCGCACAGTGATGACTGTCTCCGACCTAGTGGCTATGGGCTATGACCGCGATGTGGTCGAGAAATATGCAGGCTCTTACAGCCTAGATGTTGATGAGGAGCGCACAAACCGTTTCCAAGATATCGAGGCGAATACGGGCATTGATGCGGCTGACCCGACACTGGCCGAGGTGATTTATTATGAGTGCGTGATGCGCGTGGATTATGACGGCGATGGGATTGCCGAGCTTCGCCGCATTTGTGCCATTGGCGAGGGTGCGGATGAGATACTGCACAATGAGCCATTTGACCATGTGCCATTTGCGGTTGTCACTCCGATTATGATGCCGCACCGCCTTATCGGGCGTTCTATCTATGACATGACCGAGGACTTGCAGGTTATCAAGTCTACCCTGCTACGTCAGTATCTGGACAGCGTATATACCAGCACCCTAC